CTTACATCTTCTGTATTTCCTAGTGCATTGCGAGCAACAATGAGTGGATTCGAAACACGTCTAAATGCTGTCCTCTCAGGGAATTTACCGATGAGTTCTTCGAGTGCATCTTGCTTCGTTTGTGTGACGAAATGTTCGGAATATATTTGAAGATAATCACTCGTTAAACGTTGAACAACTTTACCACCGATGATGAGGTCTACATAATCGATGAGAGCGTGTCCAGCTGATTCTATATAACAGACTGAGGGTGTGTTGATTTCGGGGAGTGTGACTTTCAAACTCAACGTTTTCAATAAATCACCCTGATTTTGGGGGATTTTAAACCTAACCTTTTTTCCAAAATTAGCTTCATTTTCTGGGTCTAGATCAACATATTGATTTGAAAAGTTTGAATGCCTTTTAAATGTTTCTATGAAATGACTATAGTCTGGGTCCAACGTAAAGAACTTCTCTTGAGGCCCTGAAGACGTCAACTGAAGTTCACCAGCCATTACTATTATATCCACCTAAAATTTTAAACCAGCTAAACCACTATCTATTCTCAATACATTGTAGTTTATTGCGTATACACGAGTATTGTTATCACTATCTGCATATTTGGGGTCGATGGTTATCTTAAACAACTTGTGAGCTATGCGACTCATGTTTACCTGTCCGGTAGGGTAAGGCATTTCGGGCTGAAGAGAGAAGGAGTACATACCAAACTCTGCTGGTCCAAACTTGAAAGCACTTCCAAATGGGGCACCGGGTGTAATGACACCAGAGTATGGTGAATTTACATGGTGTTTTAATGGTTGTTCGTATACCAGGAACTTGTTATTTCTATTGAAGACGACTTCATTATTGAAACGAAGTTCTGCATTCGTTATCGTATTGTATTCGTTTGGGTAATTGTTTTGGAAAGAAACATCAGACTGTGATACAAACATGAGTTCTTTGACTGGATGTTTGAAGTTGAGCATAACTGATTTTGTAGTATCACCCGCCTTCATTTTGAATTTAGACATCTGAACCTGTGTGATGACGTAATCTAATGGTCTAGACATCAGAAAGTTAGTTTCGTCTGGTGTGACGTATATAAACTCTGTATCCAATGAAAACTTCTTGATAGCGGCTGTATCACCTGGTTCAGCACCACCAAATGTCAGTTCCGATAAGGGTCTTGTCTTGATTCGTACTTCCACAACCTGTTTTGTCAGGGCACAGGTTGGTATAGCTAGGGATGAATTCCTATAAAAGTAGAAGGGCAAGTCTATGAAATAGGTGTACTCTGTACCAGAAGCATAACTCAATATATTACCATGCCCATTTAGGAAGTATAGTGTCTGATCTATATCATCACTCGTGTTGTAGAGCTGCTGATGCATGTAAATGTATTCGCCTGTAATACGTTCAATAGGTTGCCCTCCGATGAGAAGTTCAGCATGTTCAATAAGATGGGTTATAACAGAGGGACACCAAATCGTATTATTCACACCACCACTATCGGGTGTTGGGTCTTGAAGTGTTATCTTCAGTGTTAAGTTTTTAACCAAATCACCTTTATCACCAGGTATTCTACACGTGATGCTCTTATCAAAGTCTATGGTTCCATCAAATTGACTTTCTATGTAGTCAAACGCAAACTTTGAATGTCTCTTAAATTTCGTCAGGAAGTAAGAAAACTGTGGTTCACCTGTAAGCCATTCGTCTTGTACCCCTGTGGCAGCAAGTCTCAAACGACCAGCCATTCCTAATGTATATGAGTAAAATTTTGTTAAATAAAACGAAACACTACAGTAGAATGAATCTCCAGTTGAGGAAATTTAAACCCGAGACTATCACGGATGATCGGGTATGTGTTTTTATTGGAAAGCGTAATACTGGTAAGTCGACCCTGGTGAAGGACATCATGTATCATAAGAAGCACCTTCCCGCTGGTATTGTTCTTTCAGGAACAGAAGAGGGGAACCACTTTTATTCAGAATTCATTCCTGATTTGTTTGTCTATGGCGATTACGATAGAGAGGCTATCGAAAGAGTTATGGCGAGACAACGTAAATTGATAGGTAGTGGTAAAAAGAATTGTGGTGCTTTCATGCTTTTGGATGATTGTATGTATGATAACAAGTTTCTCAAGGATACGTGTATTCGACAGTGTTTTATGAATGGGCGACACTGGAAGATCTTCTTCATGCTGACGATGCAGTATTGTATGGACCTCCCACCAGCCCTTCGAGCAAATGTGGATTATGTCTTTCTTCTCAGGGAGAACATCCTTCAGAATAGAGAAAAGTTGTACAAATCGTTTTTTGGCATCTTTCCCTCATTTGATATGTTTAACAAGGTAATGGATGCCTGTACTGAGAATTATGAATGCCTCGTGTTAGATAATACAGTAAAATCTAACAGGATACAGGATTGTGTATTCTGGTACAAAGCGAGTCTAAGGAAAAACTTCAGGGTGGGTGGTCCAGACCTATGGAAACTTCATCAAAAGATGTATAACCCCAAACATATGGATCAAAAGGAACAAGATGCAAAGAAGGCTACTAAAAAGACTGCTCTCACAATCACCAAGAGGAAATAAGTGCGTCTCGATAATTGTTCAAAAAGCTATGGGTATATTAAATGGCTTCAGATCGAATGACTACCATGAATTTATCGGATGACGGGGAGGGGATGGTTCCTATAACGGATAAACCGTCGACATCTTTTGTGGCGAATCAACCTGAAAAAAATGTGAGCCAAAGTAAAGAGACGACGATGGATTCTACACCTATTAATGATATTATGATGGAGCCACCCCAGATGACCGATGAACCCCGTATGCAGGGTATGATGCCTCAGATGACTGCTCCCCAACCCCAGGGAATGCACGCTTCCAACGGCCAGGCTGAGAAGCCCGAGAGCAAGAACCCCCTTAACCTCACTGACGAGCAAATGACTGCTCTCTTTGTTGCGGCCTGTGCTGCTCTCGCTGTCAGCAAGCCTGTTCAAGACAAGTTGGCGACCTCTATCCCCAAGTTCCTTAACGAACAGGGGGGTAGAAGTATGGTTGGCCTCGCGACCACAGGTGCCGTGGCGGGTGTCGTATTCTTCATCATGAAGGATTACATCATCAAACCTTAAACAGGTCTTTCCCAGCCCATATTACTGTAAATCGAGTTATCAATACCCGAATAATACGTTGCGAGTACACCAATAGTGAATGTCCCCGCTAACAAGGCGCTCAATTTAAGCTTCTCGTTAGTGCCAGCTGTGTGGTCAGTAATAGCATCCTTAGTCTCTTTAGAAATCTGGTTGATAAAGAAAGTGACAATTAACGCGATGAACGTAGCCGAAAGGAAGAAGATCCTATCTACAGCGAGGCGAGGAATGTTGCCAATCGCGAAACGAATGACGTTTGGTATCAGCACAGTGATCCAAATGAGATTCAAATAGTAATTCTTAGATATGAGGGGTACGAGTGTTACAGCATACAAAGCCAGCCAGTACGCAATGGCGGTAAGTAAAATGTTTACCGGTGTCTTCATTTAAACTAGAGTGAGATTATTTATCCTGGATGTGCTGACCACAAAATTTAGTCCTTTCTGGTATTTGCTGATAGATACCCAAATGTACACATATGTCCCGAAGCTCGACATAATTGTCCCAAAATTCAGGGGAATGAGAATATTCCTCAACTGTGGAATGTGCCAGTTCATGAATCAAAACATGGAAAATCTGATTTGTATTTCCATCTAGACACACAACGATCTCACCACCTTTATTCGTATTTGACCCTACAGAACCATTCATTTTTTTCATACCTGTGATAGGGATGGATCGACAAAGCATTTTGAACTTTTCATTTTTGGTATCTTTGAGATGTTCTCTGAGAATGCTATACTTTTCTTTCACCTCAACAAGTTCCTGAGGTTCTCTCATTTGATAAAGAACCACAAAAGAAAGGACTAATAATAGAATGAAGGCTATAATTTCTTATATACAAAGATAAATTTCCTGTACAATTCTGAGATTGGATTTCCTGTGAGTCCCTCCCAAAGTTGTAATTTGAACCCCAACTCTTCTAGGTGTGTTATCAAAAGGTCTTTGAATGCCACTGGCTCCGACTTTGGTCCATCCGCATAGTAGGGTGTATCGACTAAATTCACAAACAACTTTTCACCAAATCCACCATTGCCATGGTCTTTTAGTTTGAAGAAGTTGCCACTATCATCTAGTAAGGGGGTTTTGAATATAATTTTTTCCGAATCTGGTATGATACCAATGAGAAGTCCACCAGGTTTTATTCGTTTTCTAATTTCATGGATTGAAGTGAAGAATAATTCTCTTGATGCAAAAATATAGTGCAATGAAAAATTAAAACAAATCGTATCAAACTTTCTTTTTGGGCAGTTGCAAATATCACCTTCATAGAAATTTACACGCATGTGCATATTTTTTGCACGTGCACGAGCCTCTTCTAGGGCTGATGGCTCCGGGTCGCACATGTTAATGTTCACCCCACACTTGTGCCATTTTTGAAGATCTCCACCAAAACCACAACCTACATCGAGAATATGCTGACCCTTTTGGGATACAGACTGAATGAGATTTCTCTTTGCTTCGTTATGATTCTTTCGAATCTCTTCCATGTGTAGAAAAAGAACGTAAAACTTTAATTTGAAATTATCGAAGATGTCTTAGGTTCATTTCACCCAAAATCAGGGAATGATAAGATTGATTTCTTTGGGTTCAATCATTTCCTTTAGGTGCCAGTTGAACATGTAGTAATACACGTAATTACCCTTCATAAATTTCAATTTTTCCAAACTTTCTACAGTCATACCCACCTCGGGGCTATTGAAGATGTGGTACCCGAAATTCTTAGCTATGATGAATGCATCATCGTATACGTCTCCCACCACATAATACCTATACACCTGTTCAACGGTACCCAAACCATCGATACGTTCATATGGAGCTGCATAGAATGATATAAAATCGTCGTTTTCGTCATTCACGAATGAGTAAATTGGCAACACACGTCGTTTTACGTATTCTTCGTTTATAACTGGGGCAATTCTAAACTTTTCGTTGTAATCCTGTAAAATCTTAGTCACTCTGGGAATATCGTCAGACGTCATTCTTCGCCAAACATTCTTACATGAACCACGGATCTGGTAGAAGTTTTTACGGGTACGGTCCACTTGACAGAATTTATTCTTGATGAGAGCTTCCGTGTTTAAATGGCGATGCCACATATAGGACTTCGTAATTGGAGTTGGTAGTTTCGTGTGGACAGTGTATATAGCCTGCCATACATCATTCTTGTTTGCACGGCGTTTGATTTCAGATATAAGAATTGGAGCAAACCCAAATTTTCTATACTCACCATGGACACACAAGAAACTGATATGAACCATTTTCATTACATTCGTGTCAACATTGGTGTCAATATTTGAACTTGTTATGTACCCAATGATTTGGTTTGTATCCTTTTTACGAATAACAGCATACTCATCCATAGACCATTTCAAAGCCTCAACGGTATGACACAGTCTAAATACTCCATCGGATACATAATGAGAATTTAAAAACTCACACGCTTCTTTCAGATTACATGAGGACCATACGAAACCATCTGGAAGTTTTGTAGTCTTTTTCGAAACATCTCGCGTTTTATCGATTTCACCGGGTGTAGTGTCTTCTCGAGGAACGGGTTGTTTATCCCAGTACTCATGCATATTATGTAAATAGTAGCTTAAAGTTTTAAGTTCTAAAATTGATATAATGTCTCTTGAACAAGATTACACTACTGTACCTGGCCAGGTGTTCGCGTGCCTTTCCATTGTTGGTCCTGAGTGTCCTCAGAAGAATGACAAGTTTGGTATTAAGATTCGTGGAGCTTTCGCTACCCGTGATGAGGCGGCGAATCATGCCAAGCGTCTTCAGAAGGA